TGCCTTAGCACGACGATAATCGTCGAGCAGGCTAGTCTCGTCTGTACCTTCAATGGCCTCGGACGCGGAACGCATGCTATCACGCGCTACAGAAGCTGCCCTGACAAGCAGCTCTGACCAACCTGGTAACTCGAACTTGGTAGTTCGACTTGCAGACACCCACCCTAGGAACTCCAAAGTACCTGAACGCTGATTAAAGCGTCTACGGTACGGACGTCCCCTAAGGTCAATGATGTCTGGTTCACCAGCACAGTGTAAATACGCAAACGGAGGGGGCTCCCAGAGCCGCTCATCTAAACAAGCGACTCCAGTGTCCCTTAACCACCCGCGTATACACATTGCTGCGTTTTTATATCCGTTGCGCGCGAACCAATTATGGTAAGCGCACCACGAGAATAACGCAGTACCACGGAACGATGGATCATATGGTGCACGAATCCTAAGCGGTGTAACGGGACAGCCTTTATAGGCATCCATCCCACACGACTCTCGGAAGTACTTACCAAGACAACATTTGTCACGGTTGACCCGAAGGCCCACCGCTTCATAGGCTGCCACTACATCCGCGTATATTCTACGCGGAAGAATGATATCATCGCCATAGACATAAACATCGGGCCTCTCTGTCAGAGAAAACCCGCCATTCTGTTTATGTACGTCCAACACGGCTCGCGCGATCGACCAGAATACTAACGCCTCCACGGGAAAGCAATTTGCTGACCCCATAGGTGCGAATTTCTTCTGCCAAACGACGCGTCCGTCAGGAAGCATAGTGTAAGCACTCCTCGTCGCCTCTAGAGCAGTTGTCCACCTTTCGGGGAACAGCTGCCTTACTAGGAACAGGGAGACTCGATCACTAGCGTCCTTCATATCCATGGTTACGTAATCGCAATCGAGAGGGGGCAGAAGCGCGTCATTGCTGTTAAGCTTTGACTTGACATTCTGTTCACCCTCAACCGGAGCGACACAATAACCCCCATTGGGGCCAACGCTGGACCGCAGTGCCAACAGGCGATTGACCTGCTGAGACGTGAAGTTAACCCGACCTCGTGAGAGGGGGGAACCTTCGATTGTCTCAACAAGCAAACGCATCTGGGCCTGCTGCATCCATTGCAGCTCCAAGGGTTCGCAGGATATGAGCCTCGGTCCTCGAGAGTCCTTGGGTACGAGCACGACTTTAGCCGTGCCCTCGTCCAACTCTTCGAGGTCCTGCCATTCCCTCCATGTGTCACAAACTGACGTCATGTTGTACGACATAAAGATGTCGTAAGGGAAGACGCGGTGGAGTCCACGATAGTACCGCTTAAATACGGGCTTTTCGTGGGGATCCTCCCCCGTTGCTACACTCCCAGGGCCATGACGGGGTATTAATCCCGCCGGGTCCAAGGGGTCAACCAAATTAAGAACCTTCGCAATGAAGTCGCGAGAGCTCTTAACGAGGTAGGCAAAAGAAGAAAACACCCCATTTGGCACTTTATCACCGAAGGCTTTAAATCCCTTCGATGGTCTGGTGTCCGGGTGGGGCATCTCTTCTTCGTTTTGCAAGAACTTTTTGATGGTTTCATCATTTTGTTCTGAGGTCGATGGAAATGCGGTCTTATAAAACAGACCACATAGTTGCCTAATGTTGGCTAACGCCGCTGGGGACGCATCACTGCGTTCCCTACCATCAGGATCAAGCACACGGTCCATAAGCTTACCGAATAATTTCGGATAGCCCATCCCTTTCTCCTTGGCAAAGCCAGGGAAATCAGGAATATATGGGTCCTGTGTGTCAGAGGCGAGTGCTTTTTCAAGCTCCTTGCCTAACAGAGGGAGGGTTCGTGTAAAAAACGAACGACCTTCCTTGTCCAGCCGATGACGGATCCTTTGTAGGTCCATCTCGACGTCCTTCGATGGTATATCAGATGCGCATGCTACGTCTCCGTAACACGCCGTAAACAACTCAATCATCCACCACCAATTGCTTGTGAAAGCAACGCGGCGGGGATTATCGAGCCTAGCTGTTAGTGTATTCCTAGTTTTCATATTAGGTGGTACGTCTATCAACTATACGCGGACATGTTGCGGAGCAACCGCATAACTAAGGCTCCTCATAGCACATTCACCCAGACTTGCTGTATTCAAGACGATTTACGCCTCGAGTATAATATAGTGCGGGTGGGGAGTGCTACGCACCGAAATAGGCGCCAAAAAGGCCTATTTCTCCCCTGCGAGGATATTGGCATCGTATTGCAGGATGGCACTCATTGCACTGCCGAGAAGAGTATTAATCTTCGCGGTGGTGAAGTTCGTGCCGTATCCTGGGCCAAGCGGACGGTTAATGGTGACTGTTACAGTCGCCACACCATCTGCCTTGCCG